TAGGAATCTTAATATTTTTAATTAATATATAAAATTAAATATTAAAATACTTGAATACATCTATCCATTCTTAATGAACAAGTTATATTTGCAATATCATCTCTTGAATAGTCAAGATCACCAAAATTTAAATCCGTTATAAAACAACCTTCTAAAATCCATTTTTCAACAACAACACCAGTTGGATCTAACATTTCTAATTCAACTTGTTGTTTATAACCAGCAGCATATCCCATACGTCCTGTAACAGATTCTGCGTGTAATCGAAACCATTCCATTAATGCTTGTGAAGCTGATGGTCCAATAGGGTCTCTAAAAGTGACTCTAATCTCAGCCCAAGTGAATCTACCGGCAACATATGTTGATGTATTTAAAAATGGAATTTCAACTGCATTAATTTTTGCACTAGGTCTAGACGTTGAAGACACATACCATTCGTTTATACCTAAGCTAGATGGAAAACGAAGAATAAATCTATTTTGTCTTTTTGGTTCATATGGAACCGGCATTTTCATTAGTAAATCAGCCATATTTATTTTTATTTATTTTATTAATTTATTATTACTTAGTTATAAATATATGATTTTATAAAAAAATAAAATTTTAGTTGATATTTCAATTTATTTTTTATATTTTTGCACTAGATACTAGATACTAGTATATAAAAAAAATAATAAAAAAATCCCCAAATATTGTTTAATAAATGGGGATTCATTATAAAAAAACATTTAGTCTTATATATTGTCAAATGACGCACCTGTAGGTGTTATAATAAATTCAACATCAATAAATTCTAATGATCTTGTAGGTTTTATATAAATTTTACCTCTAAGAGTATTAGCATCAATATCTTCTGGTTCATTTGATACCGTTACACGGAATTCATATAAACCTCTTTCTCTTTTTATTGATTCTAATATTGGATTTACCAATCTTAAAAATTCATTCCTTACCTGTTCATCATTTTGTTCGAAAAGTAATCTAACTGCAACTGCAGAAATAAGTTTTCTGGCTCTTAATAATAATCTTCTAACATTTATTCTATCTAAAGCTGATTCCCTTACTTGAAGAGTTTTATTTCCCCAAATTATTGTTCCAGTATCAGAAAAAGTTGCTATTGGATTTATTCTATTTTTATATAATTCATCTCTTTCATCAAGAGTTAATTTTTTTATAGCTTTTATAGATTTCACTAATCCTCTTGAATAACCAGCAACTGCAAACCATGGGAAAGATACGTTATCTGTTAATGCGATATTTCTTACAACCTCACCAGTTGGTGGTATAAATAATTGAGTGGCATTATCAACATCTCTAACTTGTATCCATGGCCAATATGTTGCCGAATAATTAGTATCTAAAGAAACACTATCTAAAGCATCTACAACTTCTTCAACTGTTGAATAATTTGGTGGTGCAATAATATAAAGTGAATCAGCTCTTTCATTTTCAATAATATCAATCGCTTGTGATGTTAATGAACTATGGTCATAAAAATTAATACCAGGAGTTGCAAAAATATTAATATTAACTGATTCAGGATTTGAAAATGTGTTTATACCTTGTAAATAAGAATAGTAATCAGAATTACCAACAGATGTACTGAATAAACCACCATTTGATGTGTTACCACTAACATATGTTTGTTTTCCAAAGATATATTGATCACCATATGTTCTAACTTGTCTGTATATATCCCACCCATCATAACCACCACATACCGCAAAAGTAAATTTACGGTAATTAATATTTGTTAAAACATTATCAACACCTGTTTGACTTTCTAAATTATATGGTGTAGTAATAAAGGTTGTTCCCGTAATAGGTGCCGCGTTTACTGATAAGTGGAAACCATTTGTTGTTGTAATTGCTGACGTACCTTTAAACTTAAATAAATCTTTATCAAATCCTATTTGTGAAGAAAGACCAAAACTTATTTTTTTAATTTTATCACCTGATGATTGAACATCAGATCCATCTGCATTATATCCAACAATATCTCCAGCATCATAAAATTCGGTCTTATACATGATAGAACCTAATGTCGATCCTGAAAATGAAGAATTATTTACAAAACCTTTAAATCCTGCTGGAAATGCATCTACTGGATGATTTGATGCCATGTTTAACATGATATATCTTGAACGTAATTCATATTCACTATCAGACGTACCAACTTTTCTTGCAACATATCCAGGTAAATCAGGATTCATTGAACAACGTGTGAATTTTTCAATTACAACTTGATTTTCATCAGTATCATTAAAATCCCTAACTAAAAGATCAAATTCACCTGTTTCAATATTAATATTTATAATTGAAATTTTAACTTCAGCATTTGCACTATTTCCATCAGAAATAGTTATTACTTGAAATAAATCAGAAACTTTACCACCTCTAACTTCTGACACTACCATTGGTGATAATGGGGTGTCCCATTGAGTTGCATAATTATTTCCTTCTGAAACATATACTTCATCTAAACTTAGACCTCTAATAAAACCTTGTTTATATGCTGATGATAAATAATTAGGATATGCTTCATGTACATAAATCGGAATCTCATCTTTTGGTTTATCAAAAACATCAGTACCTAAAACTTTTGTCACATATTTTGGTGATGTTGTATCCATAGAACATGTAAATACTTTAGAACCACTTGTTGAACCAGTTACGTTGATAGTAAATTCAGATAAAGGATTCTTCAATAAATCATTTCCACTAATATTAAATTGAGTATTACCTGTTGTTTCAAGTAATAATGTTTGTCCTGAATAAGAACCTCTTGATCTAAAAGAAAGTACTACTTGATTATTATATTCAGTTAATACTGTTGAATTGTATGTAAATTGAGTAACATCAAATGCCGTAGTTCCTGAATTATAAACAAATAAATAAGAATAAACTTGAGTACCGTTAGTATTACATAATTGATTGTACCATTCTTTATTATTTGGATTTGTTGAATTTATAAGACCAGTTAATGGTGATACTTCTTCATAATCACTAAACAAACCAGTTATTGAGTTTTCAGGTACTAAACCAATAACAAACCATTGACCATCATCACTATTAGTATTATTACTAAATGTTTCTGTTACATAATTTAAAAAAGTTTCACCATCATATGTTGTTATTCCGGATAAGTTTTGATAAAACGTACTTCCAGTTATTTGAGCACTTGTTGATGGATCACATGTTCCGGTAGTTGAACCACTTAATGAACCTAATTCTACACCACCAATTGTTTTAATTGAGAAAGTTTTAACTGGTTTATATCCTGTTAATCCTAATATTTTTGTTACAAAAAGTTGATTTGATTCCTCAAGATATGATTTTGCAACATATGGTAATTCATACTTTGGATTACCATTACCATCTTTCACAGGTGTTGAACCACCGAAGTATTGTTTAAATTCGTTATAATCACTAATAAGTATTGGTTCAAAAGCTGGACCTTTTAATGTTTCACCAACTAATCCGAGAGTTGTGACACCAACACTTTGAGCAACAAATGTTAAATCTTTTTCTGATGTATAAACACCTGGAGATACGAAAACTCTATTTGAATTTGACATATTTAAAATTTTGGTTTATTTATTTTATTTCTTATAATATAAATATCTTTATTTTTATCAAAGATTTTTATATAATTTTAAATTGGTATTTAAAATTTAACTTAAATAAACAACACCTATTTTTGAACCTACAATTGGAGTACCTAAAAGTTTAACTTTATAATCACCAGAAACCTCATACCCAACACTTTCTTCTTCAGTAAGACCATTAATATCAAAACTAATAACACTATTAATAGATGAATTTGTAGTAAATTCTAAAGAACTTCCGTCATATATGAAATGTTGATAAAATACATTTAAAGGTTTACCGAAATTATCAATAAATGTATCATTTCTTCCCTTATAATATGTTATTGTTATAACGGAACCTTCTACCGGTGGTTCAACAAAACTTATTTTGGAGGTTTGAGACACATGAAAATAATCTTCATCTTTATTTTCAAGAATACCATTTATTGTTACGGTAAATAAAACATTTATAGTTTCACCAACACTAAAAATTTTTTGTACACCATCACCTGGAAAAGACACGATAGTTACTTCAATAGTTTTTGTAATATATTTTTTTATAAAATTATTACTTTGAATAAATTCATTTAATAAGAACAATCTACTAATTGCTGGTTTAACTTCAAATTCTTCATCATCAATTAAGAAACCTAACATTAAAAAAGAATAATTTTGAATATAGAATCTTCTATTATCTAAAGAATCCATT